CAATCACGATCTTGATATTGTAATTTTTGAAGCTAAAAAGGCTATTGATTGTTATGAAAAATATCTTTTAGATGTTGCTGATTGGAGAGAACTAGCAAAAATTATGAAAATTTTGGCTGAGACTATTGAAAAAATTGAAAATAAGAGAAAAAAATGAGTGGAAGTAGACGATGTTGTTGTGGAAATGCTGAAGGGTGTTTGCGTTGCGAAACACCAAATACATTTTTAGGAACTCCATCAATAAGTTCGTGGTGTGGTATTGTTTATGGATTTACATTTACTGGTCTTTTACCAGAAATAAAATCAAATCACTATTTCAGTGATTATATCATTAATGCAGAAGTTGGAACTGATCAAGGCTCTGGCTGTGAATGTGATACTGATGGCGATGGGATCATAGATTCAATACTTCCAGGAAATAATTTTAATTTTGTTAGAGTAAAAGGAACTACATTTTATTATAATATTAATTACACAAATATTCCAAATGCAGGATGCACTCATGATATAATGCAAATATATTCGTTTCCTTTTGATGAAACTACCGATTTTATTTTTGCTTTAAAATTTGATAGATATAATAATGATGCATGTCCTCCAACATGCGGAGAACAACTATATCCCGAAGATGTTGAAGGATTTCTAGCTCCAAAATATGACGGAATAACACAACACACGAATGCAAATTTTAAATGTATTTTTAGAGCATGTGGATTTACTCCACCAACATTCGTAGGAGCACCTTTTTTTCCGTCAAATATTCCTCCGAAATGGACAGATGATTTTGATAATGTTACAACTACTACTAATAATTTTCTTGTTGGTGTAACATTATTCAATAATGCAGATCCGTTTATAATTAAAAGTATACAATATGCTCCAGTTATAAGAACTGTTGATGATACTATTCCAATACCAACTCCAGCTTGTCTTTATCGAAAACAAGAAGCTGCTATACCAGGAAGTTCAAATATTGCAACAGCAGTTTCAAAAACTTGCTTTAATTTAGATCCAACGGAAGAATGTAGATGCCAATCTGGATTAATAGTAAGACTTACTTCTAGAGCAGAATATCTTGAACAAGAAATAATATATGGACCTGTTTATGGCGTAGGACAGGGAGGAGAACCAATAGAATTAAGAGTTCCTTATGAACCTATAGGTAGCGGACCAGTTCTAGATCAAAATGGTAATCCAAGACCAAGTAAAAATATGGGATATTTTGATCTTCACTTATATTACTATGGATGTATTGATGATATCATTTACGGAAACAATACACCAAGAGACAGATCATTTATTCTTGATGGCGGACATTTTGCGTATCAAGGTGCATTCAAAGATATAGCAGAACCACCATTTACCGCTGGTATGCGAGAACAAACAATTCATAATATCAATCTCATAAATCTTGATGAACATGAAATATGTCCTTATAGAAATTATTATACTTGCCCAAGTCAATCTTTTTACAAGTATAGTCAATATTTAACAGCAGATTATATTTTGAAAAAATTTCAAATACCAAGAGAAATTATAGTTTCAAGACTTTCATAATATTAAGAAATATAAAATTCTTTTTTACTTTCTTTAGAATATAATAAAAGTGGTTTTATTATTGGACTTGGCAAATTTAAAGAATTTGGTGGAAAATTAGATAATGGAATTAAATTATTTAATATTGCATCTTTTTCATAATATACAAGACATTCTATATTTTTTTCTATAGGCGAAAAGACATATCCATAATATCTTAGTTCATTTTTTAATCTAATATCTGTATTATCATCTAAGATAACCATTAAATCTATATCACTTTCTTCTGTTTCAGTTCCATATAAATGAGAACCAACAAGAAAAATAGCATTTACATATGGTCTTTTTATTGTTGATACTATTTTTTTAATTGTATCATTATCTAAATTCATAATTTATGTAGTCTAAAAATATCACTGGACAGCATCATAAAAAGTGTTATACTATTAATATGACAATTCAGCTAGATTATTCGGATGTTCTAATCGTACCCCGTCAGTCATCGGTCAACTCGCGCTCAGATGTCAATCTGATGCGAACGATTGGTCGCGTTTCTTGGACTGGAGTTCCAATCGTGGCTGCAAACATGGCGACGATTGGTACGCTGGAGATGGCAGAAGCCCTCGGTAAGTATCAGTGGCTGACATGCCTGCACAAGCATTATACCGCAGAAGAAATTTTGTCCCTATCGTATCACGGGCAATATTTCTCTGCTCCAACTATCGGACTTGATACGACTAGCCAGCAGACATTCCGGCAAGTCATGAAGTCTGAGAACAAGTTCAAGTTTGTTTGTATCGATGTTGCGAATGGTTACATCGATAATTTCAGTGAGTTAGTGTACAATATTCGCCAAGAGTATGGCGAAAGAGTAAATATCATTGCAGGGAATGTAGTAACACCAGAAGGAGTAAATCTACTATGCAAAGCAGGCGCGGACTTTATCAAGGTTGGAATCGGACCCGGAAGTGCTTGCACAACACGCAAGATGACCGGAGTAGGGTTTCCACAGTTCTCGGCAGTCCAGAACTGTGCAAAAGAAGCACAGAACAATCCAAGTCGATTGGGAATAGTCGCGGATGGTGGGTGCGTACATCCCGGTGATGTCGCCAAGGCATTCGCTGCTGGCGCACAGATGGTAATGATCGGTGGTATGCTAGCAGGCCACGACGAATGCGGCGGGTGGGAGTTTGATTATAATACAAATACTATGGTTCCAACCTTCTACGGAATGGCATCGGAACATGCAATGAAGACGCATTATAATCAACGAAACTCCTATCGTGCCGCAGAAGGAAAGCGAGTAATCGTTGAAGCTAAGGGACCAGTGGAGAATACTGTCACGGAAGTCATGGGCGGTATTCGTTCTGCGTGTACCTATGTTGGAGCAAAAAATCTTGATGAACTTTCTAAGAATGCCCGATTCATTCAGGTCAATCATCAGTACAATACCGTCTTCGGACACTAACTATGAATATCTTTGCTCTTCACTCAGATCCGCTCATGGCCGCTAGTTACATGTGCGATAAGCATGTCGTTAAGATGATCCTTGAAAGCGCACAAATGCTTTCTACGGTTCATCATGTCAGCGAAAGCTCTATCAATAAGGAAACTTTGTACAAGAAGTGTTTCGTGAATCATCCCTGTACGCTATGGGCTGCATATAGCAAGGATAACTATATCTGGCTCACGGATCATGCCATTGCACTTTCGCACATCTACGCTAGGCGTTATAACAAGTGCCACAAGTCCTTTCCTCTTTTGTACTCCATGAGCGTACAAATTCCTGAACTACCCAAGCGCGGTCTGACTCATTTTGCTCAGGCTATGCCAGATAAATACAAGGTTCACGGAGATCCCGTACTTGCTTATCGTAAGTACTATGTGGGAGAAAAAAGTAAGTTTGCAAAATGGACTTGCAATCCTGAACCTGAGTGGTATACTGTAATGTTAAAGGAGAATGAAAATGAGCAATGTACAAATCTTGCGTTTAACTAGTGGTGAAGAACTTATCGGTAGGGTGGATTTCCATGACGAGGAAGGATATTATGCAATCAGTAAGGCATATATCCTGATCCCGATGGGACAGGGGCAAATTGGATTTGCTCCATATATGCCATATACTCGCGCAGAGGACGGCTTTACAATCAGTGAAGAACATGTTATGTTTATGATCCGTCCAATGAGTGAAATGGAAACACAGTATACTTCAGCAGTTAGCGGTCTTGTTACTGCCCCAGCAGGAGCAAATAAAATTCTAGGTTCTGGCCTGAAGCTTACTAACTAAAAATATATTCCCGTAGCTCAGTTGGATTAGAGCAAGTGCCTTCTAAGCACTAGGTCGTAGGTTCGAATCCTATCGGGAATGCTGAAGATTGGTGTAACGGTAGCACAACTGACTCTGACTCAGTTTGTCCTAGTTCGAATCTAGGATCTTCAATGAGGATGTAACTCAATGGCAGAGTGTGACCCTTCCAAGGTCAATGTTGCGGGTTCAAGTCCCGTCGTCCTCTTTTATGTCAACTCTTGATGAAGAAATCTACGCGCTACAACGCTGTAAAGAATTTATTTACAGTCTTTTAGACCCAAAACAAACACCCAAAGTCCCGAAAGAAATTCGGCAAAGGGCAAGAAATGTTGTCAAACACTATCCAATAGTGGTTGACTTCTTCGTTGAGAGATACTATAATGAGAAGATAGTCGGGTCAAAGGCGACTAATTATGATTACTCCGAAATTGAGCGTGAAATTAAACGACATTTTAGCGCAAACGATGCCGATTTGCCTCCAGATGGAGAGGCAAAAGAAGCATGTGAGTCTGATCTTCCACAAGAATAAACTTGTTTCAATTGGAACTAACCAATTCAAAACACATCCACTTGCTCGTAAGTATGGATATGTAATTGACTGCGTTCATTCTGAGCTAGATGCGTTCAATAAGCTGCCAAAATGCTATAAAAGAGGCGAAAAGAGGTTGAAATTGATCAATTTTCGCATGAATCGGTTTAACGAACTGCGAAATTCTAAGCCTTGTAAGCATTGTTTGGCGTGGTGTGTTGACTTCTTTGACGAAATTTGGTACACTGACAACGAAGGTTTTCAAGAATTGGAGATTTAAATGTATAAGCACGGAGAAAAAGTAGTAAATTCGGAAAATAGCCGTCCTTGCACTATTGTTGGTTCTCAAACCTCACGGGCAAAGGACAAGAAGGGTGTTCTTTACGAAGAAACTGAGTATTGCGTTCGGTATGAAGATGGTTCTACCGATTGGATCTCGGCAGAAAGCACAAAGAAGTTCCTAATCGACTAATGGCATACCGAATCCACATTGACATTCCTCTCATGTCCTCCTGCCAAGAGGAGGCTGTGGTGGCTGCTAAGGCCATCATGGAGCGTCTAGCCTCCCCAGAGGCCCTAGAGTGCGTAAAGGCCCATAGCGGCACACAGGTCAACTATCGCCTTGGTGACGATACTGACCGCCAGAAGAGCAATTATTTGGTTTTGACTCCTTCTGGGCATGTTACTAACCAAAAATGCAGAATTCTCTTGACAGAGGAGCCATCATCTGTAGAATGATGGTGTAGCAGGGAACGACAAAGAGCAAATCGTTCCGCCCTAACGGGAAAGCGAGAACTAACTCGCCAGCACATAAGGTGCTGATATTGGGTAGGTAGTTCAATCGGCAGAACCTTCCGCTTATAACGGTAGATGTGTGGGTTCGACCCCCACCCTACTCATTGGAGATATAAGTATGATTATGACTGAAGAAGATAGAAAAATCGTACTAGTTCTCAAGGATGAGATTGAAAAGATCAAGGTCAATATGATTCTGGAGAATCGAAAAATTGACCAAATTGTTTCAGTTTTAAGTAAAATTATTCAAAAGGAGAATAAAAATGATTAATTCTAATATTTTTGGTTTGCGTTGGCTTGCTGTGTTTACTGCGTTCGGTGCTCTGCTTCTGCATCTTGATAATGCAAAGGCCCCTCTGGTTTGGTCGTTTGTTGGCCTGACTGTTTTCCTGCTTGCCTGTGAAATTCGTGCGCTTCAGAAGCACATTTGCCAACTCCAAAAGGAATTTGACAATGTGACTTTCAATAATGAAATTCACAGCGTCCGAAATGATATGTGGCGAAATGTGGATGAACTGCATACTCGCCTTGAGCAGTGCTCAAACAGCTGCACAAAGACAAAGAATCGTATCTAATACAATTAAATAGTTAGTTTTTAAACCCTCTGCTCCAGCAGGGGGTTTTTTTCATATAAATAGCTATATGGAAAACTTTAAATCAGCAACAAATATTTCTATGGATGGAACTGGAAAGACTCCAGGAAAAAATAAAGCATGTATGCTTAACGCCGGAACAGCAACAAATCCGGGATTTACACTAAATTTTAGATCAAGTGATGGGATTCTTAATTCTACCCACATAAAAATAGGATCAAACACATCAGCATTTATTCCTACTCGCGTATATGGAATAACAGGAATATCCAACAGTTCAGCAGTATTTTTTAACTAATGTATAGTTCTTTTCCCTATAATATGTCTTTTGACGATGTATATAAATCTGCAAAGGTTTTATACGAACTTGATTCAAATTCTGCTTTAAGTTTATCATTTCCTTTAACTGTTGAAAATAATAAAGCATTTATGTTTTTCTCAAATACATCTGATTCTGTTAATACAACAATAACAATCAATGAAAATATCAGTATTAAATTTTCTAAAAATGATTCAGATCCAAAATGTTTTGGATTTCCATTTGAACTAAAAAAGATAAATGCATGGAATACTCCATCAACTGGAAAATTAATAATAATTGGTTTTAATTAATGCATTATTTGCGTAAATTTTTACAAGAGTCATCAACCCTACAATATCATTCGGAATTGAATCCGAAGTTTTGGGTAAATATTTTTCTTAAAGATGAAGTAAAAAATCAGTTAATAGAGATTGCAAAAGAATGGCTGAAGTTTACAGAAACACCAAGTTCTTTTGTTGACGATATTGTTCTTACTGGCGGAAATGCAAATTACAATTATACTGAAAATTCTGATCTAGATGTTCATATAATTTTAAAACCAGAAAAATTAGATGTTTGCAAAAAAGATCCAAATTATTATAAAGATAAAAAATTAATTTGGTCATTAACACACGATATAACAATTTACAATACTCCAGTTGAAGTATATGCCCAGACTGAAAATGTTGAAATACCAAAAAATCAGGGTGTATATTCTCTAAAGAAAAATAAATGGTTAGTTAAACCAGAAAATTTAAATTTAGATTTTTCATCTGATGCTCTATTGGATAAAAAAATAGAAGATCATATCTATGAGATAGAGCATGTATTAAATAATACAAGTGATGTTAAAGCAGCTGAAAAATTATTAAAAAGATATAAAAAGCTAAGAGAAGCTTCTATTGCAAAAGAAGGCGAGTTCAGTCAAGATAATTTAGTATTCAAAGAACTAAGAAATCGTGGTTATATTGATAGAATAAGAAAATTTATTCTAACCATGACTGATAAAAAATTATCTCTCAATTAACATTAATTATACCATAGACAGAAGGATTTCCTCTTTGGCTATAGTAAAAACTTCTTGGTGTAAAAGATGATATTGTCAGTAAAGTATAAGCTGTTTCTGTACCAGCAACATAATTATTCGTAAAAATATTCAAATAATCTTCATTCGATAAATCATTTAATGTTTCAGCAAATACTATCTCAAAAGCTGATGTTTCTGAATAATTAGAAAAATGGGATTGATCAAATTTAAATATTCCTTCTGATAAATTTAAAGTCGGATTTTCAGAAGAAACTAAATCTGTATAAAATCCAGTAACAAAATAATTATTGTTTTCAATTTTTAAGGAATATATTGCATCATAATTTAAACCATCAGTTTGATATCCAGCTGTAAATCCGGTGCAATTGCAATCTTCAGTCCAAGAATTTAATACATTAGATTGCTCATATTTAAATCTTCTTAAATATGCTTGTAATTCATTTTGATTTTCAAAACATTCAAGATAATTTCCATCTACTGTATATGTTTTAGCACAACCATTTATAGATTTGTCTATTTCAGCTAAAGTAATTGGTGGAATTCCTCTAACATAAAGATTAATTGTAGATTTTTGACCAAGCCTATTATCATTATTTACCGAATCTTTTAAAAATATAATCTCTTCATTCTCACTTGAAGTTTCTATTTTTTCTATTCTATATCTGTCAATGTTTGCAGTATTTCCTGCGTAGGAAATTTCTATTAAATCATTCTCAACAGCTCCAAGGTTTTCTACTACACCATAATTAGTCATTGATTTTACGACAAAATAAGGATCGCCAGTAAATCCTGAATTTAATGTAAATTGAGGAGATTCAACAAAATAATCTCTTTCATATCTACTTTCCGCTGTATTTAAACCAGAATTAGAAATAACAGATGTTAAAATAAGATTATCGTTTTGAGAACCATCAAATTGATATACTCCGTTTATATTTGATGTTATTCCGTCTTGATCTTTTACATAGTAACCATTTGAAATGGTAAATGTATTACCATTTGTAAGACCTTGAAGTAAAATTGAAATATATTCAAGATCATTTTCTGATTCAGTATTTGAATAATCAAAAATTGCTTTAGTAAATGAATTATAAAATTGAACGAGCGGAGATGAATTTATTTTTTTGCCTAATAAATCAACATCTGTATATGAATTTATTATATTGATTCCATAGGAATCAAATGTCTTCACCAAATATGGTGGATCATCATTTTTAAAAAATTCTTGATCAGACATATATTAATTTGCTAGGAAATATAATTTTTGTCCAGTAGAACCGCCGCCACTAACTGCAAATAATTTATTTAGATTTGAGATTTCTAAGAATAAATTTTCTCCTGGATCAATTGGATAGCCATTAGTTGATCCTATGGCACTGGTAATTCCAACAAATATCTGGAATGTATTTGTGTAATTGCTCTTTAGATTTACTCCTCTGGCACAAGTAAATCCAGAAACGCTAACGGCTGTTGGTGATGTAGTAGCAGTAAATAGCCCTGTACTTAATGTTGTTGGTAAAGTATAAGAGTCTAATTTGACCTTTGCAGTACCATCAGTAAGTAGTGTTTCAATAGCTGGGATTCTGGAAGTAAATGTTGAGCCAGAAATTCCAGAATTATTGATTGTTGTTAGTAAGGATTCTAAAGTAACTCCTGTAATGCTGACTGGTGAACCAGTAGATCCTCTAATGTAGAGTGGAGTTGCATCTGTATTTGTGACCGCTACGCTTGCGCCTATAGTCGCAGTAAGAGCAATTGGTGCTCCAAGGACTTGGACGAGTAGAGCATTTGCTCCACCACCATTGCTAACTCCAGCTAATAAATTTGTATTTGGATCGAATAGGCGAACATATGCACCATTAGTAGTTCCATCTGGACCAGCTCCTATTGCCTTTATCCCATACTTGGAAGAAGCAAAATTTGATGATATACCCTGAATTCCAGCAAAGATATTTGCTAAAAGAGTGTTTCCAGCCTGGTCTTCTGTGATAACAGCATTATTAAGACCAGAACCATTTACTTTTAGTGAAGTTGTGCTATAATTAACTACCTGTACTGATCCAGCAGTACCACCCCCAGTAATAGTAGCTCTGGTGTTTAAAGTAACACCAGTAGAGGCCAAATATGCTGGGAGTGGATTAGTAGAAGAAACGCGGGTGGCATCAGATGTACCACCAAAGACCATTTTAGTCAATTGAACATGAGAAGTAGTACCATAAACATCAATGACAAAATCAGTTGCTATGGAAGCGGTAAGACCACCAGCTATACCTACATTCAAATTGGGATCAGTATTATCGGGCATTTTTTCTCCAAATTACACTACTATATAGGGTATTCATTATGCTTATAGAACCAACATTTAAAAACGAATTTTCACGACTAATAATAGAACATGTTTCAAAAACAAATTGCACATATATGGATGCAATTTTAAAATTTTGCGGAGATTATGAGATCGAACCAGAAGGAGCCGCAAAATTACTCACAAAACCAATAATCGAAAAACTAGTCGAAGAGGGAAGAGATCTGCATCTATTGCCTAAAAAGGCCAAACTTCCCTTTTGACTAAACACCAATCTTTGGTATACTACACCATCGGCCAAGGGAGTTCCTTGGGTCAATATAAGGAGACTATATGTCATTTAGCGATTTTAAAAAGCGTTCGAAGTCAAGCATTGAAGATCTAACCAAGAAGATCGAAGACCTAAACAAGACTGTCGATTACAAGGATGATCGGTTCTGGCGACCGGAAGTTGATAAGGCTGGCAATGGCTACGCCGTCATTCGCTTCCTGCCTGCCTGTGAGGGTGAGGATGTTCCTTGGGCCAAGGTCTACTCGCACGGCTTTCAGGGCAAGGGTGGCTGGCTAATCGATAACTGCCCAACCACCATCGGCCAGAAGTGTCCGATCTGTGAAGCCAATAGTGAACTATGGAATAGCGGAGTCGAGAAGGACAAGGATCTTGCTCGTACCCGTAAGCGTAAGCTGACCTACATCAGCAACATTCTGGTCATTAGCGACCCATCGAACCCTCAGAACGAAGGCAAGGTGTTCCTCTTCAAGTACGGGACCAAGATCTTCCAGAAGGTCCAGGAGGCCATGCAGCCTCAGTTCAAGGATGAGGAAGCCATCAACCCATTCGACTTCTGGAAGGGTGCTAACTTCAAGCTAAAGATTCGTAAGGTTGCTGGTTACACCAACTACGACAAGTCTGAGTTTGATGGTGCTAGCGAACTCTACAAGGGCGATGACGAGAAGCTGGAAAAGCTCTGGAAGACGCTTTACAAGCTTCAGGATTTTGTTGCTCCGGTCGAGTTCAAGTCGTATGACGAACTCAAGAAGAAGCTCAATGATGTTCTTGGCGGTGACATTCGCAGCGTTGCCCCTGCCGCAAAGAGAGCGGAGGACGAGGATGAAGTTGAGTCGGCTCCTGCTCGTAAGGCTCCCAAGCCTGACGAGGACGAAGATGCGCTTGAGTACTTCAAGCGACTGGCTAAGGAAGACTAAGAATCTTCAATATTCGACTCTCACAAGACCCTCCATATTGGAGGGTCTTTTGTTGAATTTAAAAAAGATGCTAGATCACCTTTTTCGTCACTTAAACCAATTCCTTCATTATTCTTTATAGACCTAGCTGATGTAATATTTTTTCTTATTTCTGCTTCTGATGATCTAGAATCAGTTGCTTTTTCTTGCTCAAGATCTTTTATTCTTTTTTCTAAAGCAATTTTTTCTATATCCGTAAGTTTTTCAGATTTTTTTTGTACCAGTTTTAGTAGTGATAATTCACTATTATCTAAAACCATTTCCTGAACAGCTTTATCATTTGCAGCTGGTTCTGGCATTTGATTATTAGGAGCATTTTCCAAGCTGTCTATCGGAAAATTGTTGCTACTAGAAGAACCTTTTAAACTTTCATTTTTTGAATTTTGTTCTCCTACTTTTGCCTGATCTAAACTAGGAGTTTCAGAAATATTAGTTTCATTGGTAGATTTTGAGGATTGTTCATTAGATTCTGGAATTATATTATCTGAAACAATATTATTAGGATCTACTTGTAATGAACTAGTAGTTTCAGTTTCATCAGATATGACACTAGAATAATTTGAAACATCCATAGTTGGATTTCCAGATTCTATCATCTCCGCATTTGCTTGATTTTGTGATACGGAGTTATTAGTTTCAAATATTTCTTTTTCAATCATATTCGTTTCTCTTCTCTTCTAATTTATTTTTATATTGATTAAAATATACATCTCTTTCCCAAGGAAACATATTTTCAATATCTCCTATCGTTGATATATTATTTGATGATAAGAAAAAATTTATTTTATAATATAAAACTAAATCAATATGATTTAAGTTAATGTAAAAAAATTTAATACTCCATCCAATCTGAGTGTTCGTTCTACTCCATCCGATGTTTGATATTTCACATCTGAATGTATTTTTGGAAGCGATAATATAAAATCTTTTATTTGATTATACTCTTTTTTAGTTAAAGAATTTAAAATTTCATCTATATCAGAAGAACCTAAATCTTCAAAATTATAAACAGAATCTTCTTTTGATACTTTTTCTATTGAAGTTTTAATCAAATGATTAACATCAAAAGTTCCATCCATCGATATAATTTTATGAATAGTTGGTTGTTTAAATACTATAAAATAGTTTTCTGATAATTTTAATTCAAACTCTTTTTTTCCATTTCCAACTACTAGTTCAGTAAGATTAATTGTAGTTTTTATTTTTTCATTTGTAATTGGGCATGTGAAGTTAGTTTTTACTATTTCCCCAACAGACTTAGCTCTTAAATTACAAAACAAATATTCAAGATCTTGTAATGTTATTGATTCTATTGAAATATCATCAAAGCATTTATCAATAAGTTCAAGAACATTTTTTATAATTAAAGATGGATTTTTTTCTTCTTTAATTAGGAGTAAAGTCTTTTCGTCTGATACTAAAAATGGTCTAAAGTATATTTTTTTATTTGTGCTAGGAAGAATTAGTTCATATTTTGGATAGGATCTTTCAAATTTCATTATACTACCTCATAATTTCTAAATGAATAAAATACTTCAAAAGATGCAAAGTCGCCAATATCTGCTCGTAATTCAATTGGCTGAAGTTTTATTGGAAAAGCTTCTCTGAAGATAAAAGTGGATTTTATAGTCCCATTCATATCAAGACATTCTACCCTAACAAATCCTTCTCTTATCCAATCATCATACGGTCGTGCAAATGATACTCCATATCCAGATCCAGGAATACTTCCATCATTTACGATAACTTTCATCCAATTTTCTAACAGTTTATAAGTATTCCAGTTTTGTTCAATTGGAAATGTTATCAATAAATTAGAAGAATTAGAACCATAGTTACTATAGTTTTGTGTGAAAGGAATATTCCTACCGAATCCTGGTCCCGGTAATTTATCAGCAATTGTATCCAATTGTCTTCCACCAAAAGCTACTTTAAGGGCTGGTATAGTATTAATACCATCTGGAGTATTTAAGATAACATTGAATCTGTTTGATCGTTGTATACCACCAGCACTATCAATAAGATTTTTTATGTCTGTAATAGAGTTCATCGAAATAGTGTCTTTTCTGTTAGAAGCTTAAAATCCCATTCATTGCAGTTGCATACATTTTTAGCAGCTTTCCATTTAGCCTCATTTATCAAAAAAGTCACCAATTCATTCTTATAAGATTTTTTTTTCTTATTTACTGGTTCTTTTGTTTGTTTTTCTGGCTTGACTTCCACAATAATAGTTTTTATATCGCCAGTTTTTTCTCTTAGCATTACCATAAAGTCTGGATAGTATGTGTGTTTTTTCTTATCAATTGGAGACATGTAAGGTATTTTTACACACTCGTAACACCATTTGATAACACTGTCTTGAACATCGAAGTATTTGCAAAGCTTTCTTTCCCATAAGGATTTGCACATTATTTTTTCGACATCTCCGACATATTTTTCTTTATTCAAAGGTACAAATTTTGTTTTGTACGGCATCGAAATATATATAACAGATTTAAAAATGCCATACATTTATCCTACATCCGATCAAGCCGAAATACCATATTGGGTACTATTTTATAATGCTCCTTATAGCGTATTAGCTCAAGATAGAACTAGAGCCGCTATTTTAAGTAGAGCATATGATTATGTTCAATTACCATTACCAACTAATTTGGAATATGAAGCTGCACATAGTTATGCAGAGGATTCAAATAGCAGTTTAAATCCTCAATTTGGAAGTGCCGCTACTGAAATAAATTTAGGTGGTAGAATAGAAGTTGTAAAAAAGATGTTCTTGGATCCACTTATTATCCAACTAGAAAGATTATCCTCTACCTCTACTTTTAGATCATATGGTAATATGACCGAAATGAGATTAGTATCAGAGGCTCGTAGAGAATTTACTTTTGATTACATATTAGTTCCTAAAAATTTTGATGATTCTGTAATTATAAATGGATTATGTAATTATTTTAGAGCCTCATCTTATCCCTGGAGAGCTGATTCTCCAGAAAAAATATATCCACCTTCTTTATGGGCCATGCAAGTGGTAGGAGCGGGTGATTCTGCTTTCCTTACGCAATCTTGGCTTTCAGATCCATTAGTATGTGTATTAACAAATGTTGTAATTAATAAAATTCCTTTTGAAGATAAATCTATCGCAAGAGTATTCCAAGATGGAAGTTCTATGGCTACCAGTATTACACTATTATTTAAAGAATTTGAAACTGGTACTTACGATCCGACATTTGATAGGGTATTGAGCAAATCAGAAATAGCAGTAAATCAACAATCAACTCCATAAAATATGTTTAATAGATTTAAAACAATAACCTATACAATAAATGATAAAGATCTATCAGTAAAGGATCTATCAAAATCTTTTGATTTAACTGATATTAAAGATAAAATTTATTCAAAAAGAGCAGACACAAACACATTCTTAGATACTATTTCTGATAATAACTATAGATCTTTTGATTATTATCATGTACCTCTTTACGCTGGAGATATTTTAAATCCGTATAAAGAATTACCACCAACTTCAAAAGAAGTTGAAAAATCTCTTAATGATTACAGTGCAATATTTTTTACAAATATTGCAGGAAGTTGTTTTTCAGCTGGTGATTTAATCGCAAAATCTAATTCTGGGTTCTGTGCTGGATTTGATATAACTGATGATTTTGGATATGTAGTAGAAGTAGATTCTAATATAAACAAATTAAAAGCTCTTATTATTGGTTCTGTTGGAACTGGACCGTGCTTAATAATAAGAAAAGAAAATAACTCTTGGGGGATTTTTGCAACATTTTACAACAATCTTGAAGAAGAATATTCAGATTCAGCTAAACAATTTTTAGATGATTATGGAATTGAAACAAATAATTCTACTATTTTAAATCAATATTATTCCTTCAAATCTGGAGAAACAGCAATAAATTATTCATATAATAGTGAGATTGATATATTTAATAAAAATAGATCTATAATTTATCTAATAGATCAAGGTGCTATAAAATCTTTTGAGGATGTAATGAATGTCGGTAGCTAATTTTACAACGATAGTAGAACTTAAAATAACTCATGGGCGCGATGGTACTGAGTGGTTTATAGTAAATCCCACAAATACTAATCAGTCCTATGGTTATTTCGAAAGCCTTTTTATAGAAGAAGGTATGCTTAATGTGATTCCAAGTGGAACATTAGTATTGAATGATGTTGGTGATATACTTTCAGACTTTAATTTTACAGGAAAAGATAAATTTTATCTCAAGATAAAAGACTCTGATGGTAATGAAATAGAATTGAAAGATTATTATGTTTATCAGTATGGAAGATTGACTGATTATAATGACAAGACTTCACCGAGATTACTTTCAATTAAATTTATTCACGAATCTTACTATTTTAATGAAAGATCTGTTTTTGAATTTGAAGAAGATATAAAACCAATATGCAAAACTGATAATGAGGATAACTGGGTAGATAGAATATTCTCACAATATTTCTCATCAGATTGGAATGCGGGAAAAGCATATGCTTCAGATACAAAAAATTATGCATGGTTAAAGCATAAAAATTTAGCATTTCCTAATGGGAGAAAAACTGATCAAACAAAAATACTTACACTACTAAATTATCTTGCAGAGAACGCAAACGCTGATAGTGATCCCCCAAGAGCAGACTTTGTTTTCTGGAAAGATTTAAGCGGAGTTAATTTTTTATCTATAGGAGATGAACTTGATGCATCACCAGAACCACAGGGAAAATATGGTGTTTTTGAAAGAGATAGCATTGCTCCTGACGGAGTAGTAAAAATTGATGATATCAATATTTTTAATTTTTCTTCTATGGATCTTGAGACTAATGGTGTTTTTCAATCATATTATGAAAGAGTAGATCCAAACTTAGATCAACCTCATTTTTATTTAATGGATTCTTCTAATTCATTAAAAACTAAGATTATTAATTATAATATTTTAGATTATTATGATGAATTTCCTTATGTTGATAAGGTTCCTTCTGAAAAAGAACCTAAAGGAGGAAGTGAACCACCAGAAACACCTGGAGGAGTTGCCTGGAATTCAGATTCTGATGTTGCTAATTATGAAATTATAAATTTTGGTGGCCAACAAATAGACATATCAAGCCTTCAAGGAGCAACTTCAACAAAATATACTAAAAGAGTATATGATGAAGAAAAATTTGGATATTTTGATTACGGCTCAAACAATTCATCTATTATAGAATCGCCTTATTATTACAATACAGAGGGAGGAATTACTAATACTAATTTCTTTTCTAATAGAAGAAGTTCTGTTTTATGGCAAACAATGTTTGACATAGATGAAGAAAGTCCATTGGATCCAGACAATCCGGCTACTAATATTGGTAAACTTTATATACAATTAAAGAAGCAAAAAAAAGATGCAGCTAATGTTTTTTTTAAACTTAGAAATTTAAAAGAACAATGGAATATTTTTAAATATGTTATTTGCTGTCTAAGGCAAGATTCAACATTCGATTTTTGGGCAATAGTAACACCAAAATCAATAGCTGCCAGTAAAACAGGAATAAACACTTATAGCTTTAAAGAAGTATATTTTATTCCAAAATCAGGATTACCATCAAATGATAAAATAAATTTTTTGAATGGTTTAACTCTTGAAGCTAAAGGCATTACTTCTTTGAAGAGTCCTCTGGATAATATTCCAACAAGTGGATTTACATTCATGGAAGCTATTAATAATATTGGGACTAATCGAACAGCATTCAATATAAATGAAATAAGAAATTTTTCTGGAACTATTGGATATCCAAATGTAAATTTTGCATATGCTGGTCCAGGTACAAACATGTCTACTACAGGATATCCTTCGGCGTTTAAAAACATGCCAATTGGTTCTGCATTAGGTAATGATCCGGCAAATCCACCGACTGCTGGAATATATGAGATAGGTCAAATTGTAAAAATGACCGCTATTGACTGGAAGACTATTAGAGGAATTAGTATAGACGAAACATATTATCAAAATAATAGGTATCTTTTTGTCTTTGATTCTCAGAACGATAAAGAAGGATTCTGTGATGGTTCAAATATAACCATACAGGGAGTTTGAAATATGGCAAATGATAAAATAAAAGATGTAGGTACTATAGGATTTGATCTTATCGTAGCCGCAGAAAAATTTTTAGATGCTAAAGAATATAGATGTGCAAATCCAGATGCAGCTGAAAATGGTGGACCATTATCAATAACAGATTGCGAACAAAAATATTTTCAGGGATATGACGGTGTAACATTTAAGCCAGGTTCCCCAGAACCATCTGATAGTGATTTAGAATCTGCTTTCAACAATCTGAAAGGATGTACATTCATAAAAGATAATATGGGTGCTCAATACTTAGGATGTTTTCCAGAAGATCCTGATGCATTTTTTAGCTGCAATTGTCCAAAGATTGGGAAAAAATTTCCAAAATTATTAAAATTTGCTACTAAGAATTCTACATTTTGGAATACAGATTTAAGAACTCCTCTAGCAAGAAATTCTTTTACTAAATTATTGACTGCATTTAAAATTTCAATAACAGTCAATGGTAATTTTAGATTATATCCAGGAGCTGTTATAGAAATTATTGATACTCCTTTATTGGGATTTCAATATAGTATTCCTAAAATAGCAGGAAAATGGCTTATCTTATCAGCTCAACATTCTATAGGAAAAGATAGAAAACACGAAACAAAGTATATTTTATCTGCTATTCCAAATCCTGCTTTCTATGACACATTAACAAGCTATATAAACGAAATAAATATTCAGAGATGAAAAAAAATCTAGACATTTATTTTAAAGCAAATACAAGAAAATCAATAAGTTCTGTTGAAGAATCTTTTGCAATAAAACAGCAAATTAAAAATTTGTGTTTATCTGAGCTTGGAGAATTTAGATTCAATAATCAAGTTGGATCTCTGATTAATGAATTTAAATTTGATAAGGGTTCAGCCAGACAATATTATATTTTGAATGTTCTGGAAAATAAGTGCAAAAATCATATCAGAGGTCTTAATAGTATTAATATAACTGTTGATAAAAAAGAACTCATAAATCGTAAAATCTCTATAAATGTAAATTATGTCGTTTACGGTAAGGATTCTTCGTTTAGGTTTTATTTGAATAAATAATTCTATGAACGAGCCAAAAAATATAGATCTGGTAAATATAGACTGGGATTCTTTAAGAGAAAATCTAGTAAATTACCTAAAAACGACAGAATTTGCAAACGACTATGACTTTGATAGTCGTGGTACTACCATAGATCTACTGTTAGGTCTATTTTCATATAATACCACAATAGGATTACACTACCTTCATATTTTAAACAATGAAAGTTTTGTGTATTCAGCCAAGAATAACTCATCATTAGTAAAGCTTTTACAGACTTATGGTTATACTGCAAACCGCTACAAGTCATCCACTGCTCTAGTAACATTTGCCAAAAACGATAGCTCTCTAGCTCAAGTGGATAGATATGCCAGCCTAAGATCAAAAAATGATAAAAATTCGAATGTAAATTTTTACTATATTGGTCCAAAGACAACTCTAGATCTTTCAACCACTTTACCATTTTATGCTGGTATAAAACTGGTAAAAGAACAGACTGTTACTGTAGATCTCGACAATCAAGAAATAGAAATACCAGATTCATCTGTTGATGTAAAAACTATAGTAGTAAAGGTTAATGAAGATTATTGGATAAATTTCACCAATGAGCCAGTAATAGGTACAGATGAATCTTCTAAGATATTCTTTATCGTTAATAAAGGCGATAAGATATTCATAAAATTTGGTAAAAATATTCAAAATATCGAAACTACAAAAGGCAAATCAATCCTATCTACTGATATTGTAAAGATTTCTTATGTTGTCTCCAATGGAGATGTTGGAAATAATGTTTCATTTGATGAAATTTCTCAATTTACAAGTAACGGAACATTAAGTGTCCCTAATGTATCAATATCGTCAAATACCTCAAGCGGTGGATATTCTACACTAGATACTGAATATTTAAAATATGTTGCTCCAAGAGCTTATGGTTATTCGTCACTAGTTACCAAATCTGATTATGAATATGTAATCGTAAATTCTGGTTTATTGCCAGAAATAACAGATGTAAACCAAAGAGTATCGGTATTTGACGGACAAGATTTTAACGATGTTGGAGGAACAGTTTATTACTCTATAATAGATTTAGATGTAGATTCAGAAGAAATAGATTCCATCAATCAATTAATAGAAGAAAAACAGATAATAGGTCTTTCCACCGAGTATTTGCCAAGTGATGATTTTGTATGTAATTTAACTATATCTTGCTCATTTGATGCAAGAAAATCAAAATCTAATAAAAATATATTGAAGGATGAATTAATAGCTTCTATTGAAGATCTTTATGGAACTAAGTTATTTTTCAACGATCTTTCAAAAAGTGATTTAATTTCAATCATAATCAATAAAGATAGAGGTCTTTCAGTCTCAGAATCTGAAATCGTCTTTAGCGTTGATAAAAATATTGATTTATCTACCCAGAGAACTATAAGATTTTATAATGGAATTTTCTCAATCACTAGTGATTTGGTTTCAACAAATCTATCGACTTCTCAAGTTAAATTTAATAGCACATCCACTACAGTTCCTGGATTAAACGGATTCTATTACTTAGCTGCATATAATTCTTCTGGTACTCTAATAAAAAATAAAGTTGGAGTGTATAGCCCAAATACAGGCATGATTGTTTTCTACGATTCAGTTGTACCAGATTCAGCTTTTGATTTAATAATTTCTCCGTCTGCATCTTCTATCGTAGCTATTAATAATATGGCTATAGAGTATTCAGTAAATTCTCTGACAATAACATGATTTTATTCTTTAATCAAAATAAAGATCAAGTTTTTACAGTAAACCAGTTGGATACTAATGCTGGTGCTGAATATGCAATTAAGTTGATAAATTCAACATATAATCTTTCGGATACACTAAATCAAAGAAGAAATTTTGCCTATTTTGTGGAAAATCAGTTTCCAAATTGGCTAATAAAAGATGTTGAACAAAACTCATCTTATAAGATTATTGATTTTATTCAAGAGTTATATAATTGGACATACGCTCCAAGCGGATTGGATTTATATCCAAACTTTGAGAATCTGCAAAATATTTTTTATACAAATGAAGATTCTTTGAGAAAAATATATGCATCGTTGTTTACTGATTTTGATTTTGATGATTTCACCGATTTACAAGCTCTAAGAGAATTTTTAATCTCAAATAAAGCTAAGTTTATTGAGAAAAAGGGTACTGAAAATTCTATAAAGTATTTCTTAGAAACATTCTTCAACAGTCAATTTAATGACTATAGCATAGAATATGGAGTAAATGATGTCTTTATTTTGAATGATTCAAATACTAATGAAGATACTTTATCTGATGGTTCTTCTTTACAAGAGTTTTCTATCAGGCTTGAGGTTGATGTGGATGAAAAATATCAGGATGACATGATCAATTTGATGAAGCCTATGGGATTCAATTTTGACTTGGTAAAGGCTGAAACTAGCATTTACTCTGGTTCGGTTACAGGAACAGATAAAGTTGAGCCTTATGAAATAGTGGTTTCTTGATCTATAAATAACTGTATGCCAAACGATTCGTCATCAAGATATTCATCATCTATTGAAAAATTCATAAATAGTGCCATAGCTAATGATTACTATATTGGCTTAGGTGTAGAATCTATTGGTTACGAAGATCATGATACCAGACTTAATAAAAAGGTATCAAATGTAGCCAGCCTTATTAAGAGAGTAAAAATAAGCGAAATTAATGCTGCATTCGAAAGAAATTCGTGGTCTGAAGGCAAATCATTCAAAGTTTTTGATTCTACTGATCCAGATATAAAAAGCAGCACATGCTACAATTCATCTACAAATGAACTATTTCTTTGCATAGAGAATGAATCAAATAATGTTTTTAGTAGAAGAGATCTTAATAATAGATCAAAATTTGCTCCATCTGGATCAAATGGAACTATTATTCAAATGGGCGATGGGTATAAATGGTTAAAAATTAATTATGATCCATCACCAATATCCACAAGTTACATCAAAATTTTTGGAATAGAATCTTTACAGAACTTTAAGGGATATACTGCTGATTCCCAGGGGCCTACAGCAGCCGCAACAACTCTCCACGGGGCATCTGGGCTAACATATGGAACATGCTGCCTATATGTCAAGGAAGCCTTTATTGAGCCTATTACAGGCAAAACATATGCTGCTGGAGATATTTTAGCTGCTTATAAAGTACCTAATGCTTGGAGTTGTGACTTATTAGGTTCTTTGACTAATCTGCAACCAGTATTTAAAACTAGTGTTACTGGAACTGAATATGGAGGCTTTTATAATATTTCTAGTACTGCTGGATGTGCTCCATGCGATGCCACAAATACAAATGTAACACCAATTCTATCTTACTCTTCTGGTGGATCTGCTGGATATTCTTCATCTGATTCGTTTAAGAAAAATTACGAAATTTTATCTTCAATTCCTTCTGGATGTATAATAAATGCAGTTTTAAATACTGATTCAACAATAAATTATTATGTCAGTGAAGAACGACCAGAAATTTTACTTTCTGTCGATGGTAATATTGGTTCTTGCAAAGCCTATTTGAAGACTGAATATGTTGGTGGAACCAATGGCTGGAAGGTAATAGGAATAGAGATTGAAAATCAGTTAACAAGTAGCAATATCACATATGTCGAACCAATAAATCTTGTTACTGCTATAGGAAGTGCCTCTGAAGGTAAATTTTCAAAACTATTAGCAGCAATACAATTTAATTTATCTCCGATCACAAAGACCGGAGAATCATACCTATCAATTTATGATTTATTAAGAACTAAGCTCCTGTCAGTTACATCGAATATCAATTCGACAGATATTCAAACTTACATAACGACTGCTGGAGCTACATTCAATTATTCAAGCGCATTCTTAATCGGAAATGTAAAAAATTCAAGTAGCTATAAGCTTGCTCCCAAGGTTTATAGAAATTATACAGAATTTGCAAAAGCCAGTTCTACTGTAAAGATTGAGTCTATTGAAGGTAGTATAAATGATATTACCTTTGAAACTACATGCACTGATATAGCGTCATCTTTGATTGCTGATGATTATTTCATCAGCAAAGCTGGATTTGATAAGAGCATAGGAGATGGTTCAACTGAATTTGAGCCATTCAAGGCAGTATCAAGCTATAATTTAGGATTTGATAATGTCTCTGCCGGAAATACCACAGGAACATTTGAGCTTTCTCACTACTCATCTTACTCTTTAACTTCTGGCAATACTTATTACTACGAAGATGTTGGTAGTACTGGTGGTATTTTCCAGATAACAGGGGTTACGGCAAGTTCAATAAATATATCTGATTGTGATGTTCTTTTCGCCACTGACACCACATTCAACGAGTCAAAAACATCACTAACCCTAATTTTCAATATCTAAAATGAGCACTAATTACCCATTTGACGATCAATTCCCGTTAACCAACTACCCATATTCCAGTAGATCTTGGGGGTTGAATGTAGATTCTGACACAAAGAAGAATTATAATTTTGTTGGATTTAAGCCAAAGTCTAGATTACAGGCTTCGGAACTAAACGAGATTCAAGAAATTTTTGCAATGCAAAATACTCTTAATCTTAACATGATTAGAGAATGGTTTAATGAGATCAATGGAACTACTTGCGACGGTCCTGCTTGGAACGGGGCAACACCACTATTTCCTAAGTCTCATCCATCTGGGGGTACATTCGAAGCCCTGGTTGGTTATACCTACACAGGTACTGGCGGCATAACTTTAACCTTTAATGAAGGATGGTATTTGATTACTCTTGATTCTGGAATCAAGCAGTGGATTTATCTAAACAGCGAAAAAAATACAAATATAGTCCCAACATCTACTGTTCAGTATTATTCAGGCCTTTCATTTAGCTCGGATTATATCGATTGCACAGAAGATACTAGCCTTCTTGATAATTCTTCTGGTTCACCTAGCCAGTCTATCTGCGGTGCTGATCGTTATCAAATCAATTTCACTACAGCTGGGATTACTGGTGTAACTGGATTTAACGAAGGTACATTCCAAAAAGTAGTAAAATTCACCTTGACAGGTTCCACATTATCTGTAAGTTATATTAATGGTTTAACTATTTAAAATAGGAATATTTTATGATGAAGAAAAAGCCTTGCGGTTGCGGAAACAGTAATCCTAAAAAAATAGAAAAAATAGAAAAAAAAGAAATAATCAGAGAAGAAAAAAATTTTTCTGAAACTCCTTTAACTCACGGAAATTCTATTATGAGAGGTATTAGCATGGTTCAAAGCTATGCGATATCTTTAATTTCTCGCGGAATATCTGCAAAAAAGGTAGAACCCACAACAAAAAAACTTAGATCATTGAGTTGTTTTGGAAATAAAGACGATGGTGGTGATTTGCCCCCATGCTCCCATTTAATTAAATCTGAAACTGAAGGTAAATTTTATTGTGGTGCTTGCGGATGCGGGGATAAAAAAACCACATGGTTAAATGGAAAAGATACAGAATATAGCAAATTAGATTATCCAATTTTAACTTGTCCAATAACAATGCCAGGTTTTAATAATTATTCTCCTAGTACTCCAGACGAATGGAAAGAACCTATTACTAGAAAAAAATATATTGAAACCATGAGAATGGCTGATGTAACTAAAGTTGATATTTCAATAAATGAAATACCGCTATCTGTTTTAGAAATATTACAAAAGATGCAACAGAATAGCGATGAAAAAAATAATGGCCAACAAGATGCATAAATAATCTAAATGGCCAAACCAAATTCAAAAGAATCACTTATTGAATACACTTTTAGGAAGCTCGGAGCACCTGTAGTCGAAATAAATGTCGATTATCAGCAAGCATTAGATCGTCTTGATGATGCTCTAGAATTCTTTTCAGAGCGTCATTTTGATGGCGTAGAAAAAGCATATTTTTCATATCAATTAACAGATACTGATATAACCAATAAGTATATTAATACAAATAATTTTGGTCCAATTGTAGGTGCTTCTGGTGGAAATCCAAACGGATATGATGTTTTATCAATAATTAGAGTTTTCCCTTTCGGGACATTGAATACGAATGAACTTTTTGATGTCAGATATCAATTAGCTTTAAATGATGTGTATGGTATTAATACCAATCTAGGATTTGTAAATTCTACTCCTATTGCAAATTTTGATCTTACTAAACGGTACATTCGTCTTATTGAGATGATGTTCGATCCAGAAAGAACAATTCGTTTTAATAAAGTAACAAATAAACTTTATATTGAAACTGATTGGACTGCTTTAAAGGCTGGTACTTACATAGCAGTAGAAGCTTATGTAAATTTAAATCCAGATTTATATCCAGAAATTTACAATGATAGGATGTTAAAAAAGTATTTTACTGCTCTGGTCAAGAAGCAATGGGGACAAAATTTATCTAAGTTTGATGGTGTTGCTCTTCCAGGTGGAGTTCAATTGAGAGGCGGAACAATATTAACAGAAGCAGAAAGAGAAATACAGCTTTTGGAAGATCAGATTATTTCTGCGTATGAACTTCCACCAGATATGATGACGGGTTAATATGGCGTTAAATCCATACTTTAGATTTCAATCAACAGAACAAGATGTTGCCGAAACAAACATCATTGAAATTATTCGTATGATGGGAAAGAATGTATATTACATTCCAAGAGAAAATGTTCAGCTTGATAGATTATTCGGTGAAGATCCTCTAACTAAATTCACAAAAGCCTATCAAATTGAGATGTATGTTGCGTCTGTATCTGGATTTCAAGGAGCGGATGTTGTCACTAAATTTGGCCTTGAAATCAAGGATACTTTAAATTTAATTGTAAGTAAAAAAAGATTTACTAAAGAAGTAACAGAAAAAAATCAAACGATTATTCGTCCTAGGGAAGGAGATATAATCTATTTTCCTTTATCAAAGACTATGTTTGAAATTAATTTTGTTGAGCATGAATTGCCATTCTATCAATTGGATAAAAATTATGTGTTTACATTATCATGCGAAACATTTGCATATTCTATGGAAAAATTTGAAACTGGTACACAGGAAGTGGATGCTATTACAAATTTCAAGCAAACTATATACAATTTCTTGATTGGTGCTACAGCCAATGGCTTCACATCTGCATTCAATCAGACAATTCGCGGAGAAAAGGTCTTTGTACCAGGAACTATATCAGGTACAACATCTTTCTTCAGAATATTGGATTTGGATCTTTCTGGAAAGACTCTAACAGCAGAGTTGCTATCTCTAGACGGAATAACATTCTCCAATCCAACGCAACTTACAAGTTCAGTTTCCGGTGTTACATTTGAAATCAAGAGCTATAGCAGCAATAACTCGTATGGAACAATTAATACTGTTCTTCAAGATAATGCTGGTGAAGTACCACCATTTGATTATCAGCGTGGATTTACTGGATCTGGTAGCAAGTATGAAGATCCTATAATTAATTTCACGGATGTAGATCCTTTCTCAGAAGGTAATTACTAATGTTTAACGCATTTAATAATCAATCTATAAGAAAATTAGTTGTAGCATTTGGTTCTTTATTTGATGAGATCTATGTTATAAGAAAAAATAATACAACAAATGTTGAAGAAAAATATAAGGTTCCTATTACTTTTTCTTCAAAGGAAAAGTTCTTGAGAAGATTAGAATCAACATCTTCTATTTCAGAAGGTGTAAAAACGCAGATAAATTTACCTTATATAAGTTTTGATATTGGTGGAATTGCTTATGATAGCAACAGAAAAAGAAACAAGCTTAGAGTAGCTTCAACTTCAGAAACAAACGAAGAAACTGGAGAAACAACCACATATAAAACATTTGCAGAAACACCAGTTTCTATAGGTTTAAATTTATTCTTTTACACAAGAAATTTGGATGAACTTTTTCAGATAATAGAACAAGTTACTGCATATTTCAATCCAGAATTTAATATTAGATTGAATTTTAATGAAATTCATAAGAATATAAATGTACCAATATCAATGAGGGATGTTAGAATATCTGATGATCATGAAGGGGCTTTAAATTCCAGAAGAACAATAATTGGAACCATAAATTTTGTGGCTTCAAGCTATTTGTTTGGGGAAATAAAATCTGGATCTTCTATTTCCACTTTTACTTTCAATATCGATGAAGATCCAGATGATACAGCATATGCGGCTTTATTAAATTCTCAAACATCTAATATAATTTTAAATCCTGATTATTTAAATCAGACTTATAATTTAACAGGAACTTCAGATCCCACATTCATAAGTAAATTTACTTGGACTGAAAATAATGTAACTGAAGATTTTACAAAAATTTTACTTTATGATGCTGTTACTAATGAATCCATAGGTTCTATCAAAATTCTAGCCAATACTTTGACTTTAAATCAAACTGATGTTGGGTATTTTACTAAACAATTAGCACTTGCAGTAAATGAAGATCCATATGATACTGTTCCATGTGTTATTCCTGGTATTGTTTTAATAGATTATCAAAAACCAAAATATTATTTTAAGATTTCTAATGGACAAGTAAGCACAACTTTCCCGGCAAAAATAAATACTATATCTGTTTGTACTTGATTATGAATGAACTAAATGAATTTTTTAATATAAAACCTACAGAAAACGCTAGCAAAGAAATTCAAGAAATCCCAGAAAAGGATTTTGAATATGCCAAGCGTAATATGTACGACATCATTGAGAAGTCAAAGCTTGCTCTTGAGGGTATTATGAAGGTTGCCACTGAAGGCGATTCTCCAAGAGCATATGAGGTAGTAACTCAAATGCTGAAAACCATGTCAGAGATCAACAAAGATCTTATAGATCTTGAGAAGATAAAGAACGAAGCAAATAAGACTACTATAAAAACAACGAATAATAATTCATTCTTCATAGGCTCTACTAGTGATTTACAGGATCTAATCAATCCTGAAAGAAGCAAGAATAAAGCTATAGAAATGATTGATGCGAAGGTGGTAGAGGATGTCAAGGAAGTTTAAGGGTTACTTAGGTAATCCAAATCTAAAAGAAGCTGGAGTAAAAATTGACTTTACCGAAGAACAAATTCGGGAATATGTTCGTTGCTCCCAAGATCCCATTTATTTTATTAAGAAATATGTCAAGGTAGTCTCTCTTGATAAGGGCCTTGTTCCTTTTGATTTATACGATTATCAAGAGGATATGATCAAAAAGATGCATGACAATCGTTACATTATTGCCAAACTACCTCGTCAGTCTGGTAAGAGCACAACGATTGTTGCATTCATTCTTCACTACATTCTTTTTAACCAGAGCATGAGCGTTGGTATTCTGGCCAACAAGATGAATACGGCTAGAGAAATTCTTGGCCGTCTTCGTCTGGCCTATGAATATCTTCCAAAGTGGCTTCAGCAAGGTATCATCGAATGGAACAAAACATCCATTCAGCTAGAGAATGGCTCAAAGGTCATGGCATCTGCCACATCATCATCGGCAGTTCGTGGTGGATCATTCAACCTCATCTTCTTGGACGAATTTGCCCATGTCTCTCAAAACATAGCAGAAGAGTTCTTCAGTTCAGTTTACCCTACAATTACCTCCGGTCAAACAACGAAGGTATTCATGGTATCTACTCCAAACGGACTCAACATGTTCTATTCCTTCTGGAAGGGGGCTACAAGGAAGCAGGGAGAGGAGGGCAAGAACGAGTACATACCAATAGAGGTGTCTTGGAGACAGGTTCCTAAGTACGCTGGTGGGCCTCTGCGCGACGAGCAATGGAAGCAGCAGATGATTGCCCAGACCAGCGAACAACAGTTTGAGCAGGAGTTTGAATGTTCATTCCTTGGTTCGTCAAATACTCTCATCAGTGCCAGCAAGCTAAATTTGCTTCAGTTTGATAAACCAATAGCAAAGGAGCCAGGAGGTCTTTACATCTACGACGAGCCAGTTGAAGGCCATGCCTACTTCATCATGGTCGATGTCGCCAGAGGTCAGGGAAGAGACTATACGGCTATGGTGGTGGTTGATTCCACAGAAAAGCCTCATAAGGTCGTGGCAAGGTATAGAAATAATCTTATATCTCCATTTGATGTTCCGCCGGAACTTTACAATTTGGCAATAAAATACAATAACGCACACTTACTTATTGAAGTAAACGATATCGGAGGTCAGATTGCCGATGCCATGCACGAAGATTATGAGTATGAAAATATCATTCAGACTCAGATGATGGGCCGTGCAGGACAAAAAGTAACCTTGGGATTCGGTCGCGGAACAAAACAAAGAGGCGTAAGAACCAGCTCTGCGGTCAAAAAACTAGGTTGTGCGGTTTTAAAAAATTTAATTGAGCAAGACAGGCTCTTGGTCAGAGATTTTGATATTATTCAAGAATTGATGACATTTGTTTCAAAACACCAGACCCATTGTGCAGATGATGGCTATACGGACGATTTGGTTATGTGTTTGGTTCTTTTTGGATGGCTAACTCGTCAGGGTTACTTCGAAGAGATTATTGACCTACAGAAAAAGAAAATCATAAATAAAAGCGAGCAGGAGGAAGAAGAAAATACTACCTTTTTTGTTGGTCCAGACAAATTAGACAATGTATTCAAAGATTCAGACACCCTTTGGTTCACGCAGGAATAAAATATGCCACAAATTAACATTACAGAAAATTCACCAAATTTATCAGGCGCAGTACAATCACAGGGATCTTCCCATGTTTCTGTTTTTATGTGTGGTGCTTCTTTCATGCAAAAATTGACTGAAGGGGATTCTCCAGTACCAGCATATAAACAATATAACTCTCCACAAGAACTAATTGCCGAATTTGATTCTGCGGTTCTTGCAGGAACTTCAAGCGGATTTTCTTCCAGTCCTATTGAAAAAGGATTTACTGGTGGTTCTACACTTGATAGAGAACTGCATTCAGCTTTAAATTATCTTGAATATGGTGGAATTTTAATTGCAGCAACTGGTGCTACCTCACTTGCTGCATCAAATATTAAGATTGATTCTAGTTTCTATGAGAGAAAAGATAAATTTAACGAAGTAGTTAATTTAGTAAATCTATTTGAAGATGTCATTGGAATTGTTGGATCTTCATTTGAATTTCATAATGGAACTACTGGATTATATCCAATAGATTTTTCAAGTTCTGGATTTTTTGGCCTTACTGCTATTACTGGCGTAAGCGGATCTACCTTCGACAATAATATTTTCTCTGTAATTGGTAGAAAAGAAAGAGCAAGACTTTATGGTGGAGAAACCGCAAATATTCCAATTTTGATGGTATCTGACGCTGCTGGTTGCCTTGCTAGAACTGATAGCAGTTTCTTCCCTTGGTATGCTCCAGCAGGAACTATTAGAGGCGAAGTCAATACCATTACCAAGCTTTATCCATCAATAGACGATACTGATATTACAAATTTACAAGGTCAGTTTGTAAATGCATTTAATAATGTTCTTGGTATCGATGGAATTTATCTACTAGGTGATAAAACATGTGAACTTACTGTTGCAAATAAACAACAAATAGGTATTACTAGACTTATAAACTATGTCAATAGACAAATAAAGCCAATCGTAGCAGAAGCATTATTTGAATTAAATGATGCTGAAACAAGATCAAAGATTACTGCTGCTCTAACTTCTATTATGGAATTTATCAAGTCTGGTAGAGGCGTTTCAAGCTATGTAATAGTTTGCGACGATACAAATAATCCTGTTTCTGTGCAAGAAGCTAGGCAGATTGTAGTCGATCTATCGTTCAAGCCAGTATTCTCAATAAATCAAGTTTCGTTCAGATTTGTAATTAATCAATCTTAATGGATGATTTAACATTTAATTTTGAAGTAATAGAATCTAAAAAGGACATAGACATTGGAATATTGATCTATGATTCCACATATATTAATTTTCTAAAACTTCAAAATGAAAAATATTACAAAATAGATTCGCAAACAAAATTAACAGACTTAATTAAAAATGGAGATTATACTCAAATCTCCTCATCAATTACTACATTTGAAGATTTTATCGAATTAGTAACTTCTACCTCTGGACCATTACCACAGCTTTATCAGATAGCTAGAAAAGTAAATTTTTATAATAATTTTTTAGTTGATTGTTCTCATTACAATTTTAATATAATTTTAGTCAATTGTTCTTCTAATGAAATACCATCAATAAAAACTGCTTTTAGTGAAAATAAAATAAAAGCATTTTCTTATGATCCTTTAAGATTGACAATAACAACAGAATTAAAAACATTTATAAAGGATAAAAAAACTCCAATTATTTTTAATTGTTTAAATTCATCTAATAGATTGCTTGAAGATGGTTATATAACATCAAATCAGATAATAAATTCAATATCAATTAATAATTTAAATCTTAGAAACTTCAATGATGAAGATTTTCAAATTTTAACATATTCAATAGCAGGACTAAAAAATAAATTTTGGTATTATAGATCTGACAATGTTATTAGTGATAAAAAATTAATTCCAATACCGTTAATTTCTGATGCTATTGGTTGTTTTTCTAGAAGTTTAAATAGTATTCCTTGGCTACCACCAGCTGGTTATGTTCGTGGTAAAATACTCAATCAGGATTTTGAAGCTATTGAAAATCCTACAACTGCAACCTCTCCAAAAGAAGGAATCGTTCCTTCGACACCATCCAATCTAAATGATCTTGAATCAATTTATGATAAAGGTATAAATTTACCAATTGAAATATTTGGTGCTGATAATATTAAATCTTTCTATATCAATAGCGATGTTTCTGGTTATACTGGAACAATTTTTCCGCTAAAACAATCAATTTCTTATTCTAATTTAATTTTTGATGTGGTTAGCAATATTCAATATGTGTTAAATAGTTCATTATTTGACTTTAATGACGAGGCAACTAGAAATTTAATAAAAATTAGAATAGAGCAATATCTTCAATTCACTAAGGCTAATTCAGGAATAGATGATTTTGTTGTAATTTGCGACTCTTCAAATAATAATGAAACTGACTATATCAATAGAAGAGTAAATGTAGATGTGTCAATAAAGCCATCACAAAGTATAAATTTTGTTGAATTGAGCTTTACTACATAATACATGGCATCTATTACGAGTTTTATTTCAAATTTTAAAGGTGGTACTAGAAGAAATAGATTTTCTGTTTCTGCTGCTTGGCCATCTGGAGTTTCTAATAATATAGCAACATATCATATTCTTTCTGCATCCTTGCCTCCATCTGATCTGGGTAGAATATCAATACCGCATAGAGGAAGACTCATTCACTATGCTGGAGATAGGACTTATGGTGATTGGGATATAGCAATCTTAGATGATACAGAAAAGTCATTGTGGAATTCTTTTCAGCAATGGCACAAAAGAATAAATTCTCATGTAACAAATGTCCATTCGTCATCTTCAGATGCTTTTAAAGATTTAAAAACTGACTGGACAGTAAGACATCTAGACACCAATGGAAATGTGTTAAAAACTATGATTTTGAAAGGGTGTTTTCCTGCTTTGATTGGTCCAGTAGAATTTGATATGAGTTCTCAAATATACAATACTTTTTCTGTCAAATTAAGTTACGATTTTTTCACTGGGTAATGGAGAAATAAATGGCTCAATCAATAAATGATTTTAAATCAAACTTTTCTGGTGGTACTAGAAAAAATCGCTTCAGAATAACTGGAAATTTTCCATATGGAGGAGCGTTTAATATTTTTCAGGTAATGTCAGCAGGAATGCCTCAAAATAATTTATTTGTCGTAGAATATGATTATAGAGGAAGAAAACTTAAACTTCCTGGCGATAGAACTTATGGAGGCCAGGGAAGTAGTGTTTGGCAAGTAACAATTTTAGATGATGCAAACACAAATCCATCTCAATTATGGAGCAAACTTCATGATTGGAGCAATAGTATCAATAATCATTTAAGCAATACAGGAGATCAAATAACGCCATCTACCTATAAAGCTAATGGATGGGTTGTCGATCAATTAGACTTAAATTGCACTAATGTATTAAAATCCGTAAAATTATATGGGTGCTGGCCAATTTCTGTTGGAGAAATACAACTAGATATGAGAGTACCAGATGAATATGTGACATTTAGCGTGGCATTTTCTTTTGATTATATTGATCAATAATATGGAGATTTAAATGGATATTAAGCTTTTTGGATTTAAACTAGTAAAAGATACAAAAGAAGATACAGCAAATCTTCAGAACTTTACTCCCCCGGAAGAATTTGATGGAGCCTATACACTTGAGGGATCTGGTGTATATGGAACATTTATCGATTTCATGGGATCTGCAAAAGATGAACATGCAACGATTTCACAATATCGTGCAATGGCCTTATATCCAGAAGTAGATACTGCGATTGATGAAATAACCAATGAAGCCATTGTCTCTGGTAATGATAGAAAACCAATAAAATTAGATCTATCAAAGATAACTTTTTCAGAAAATATAAAAAGTAGAATATATTCTGAATTTGATTCAATTCTTCAATTATTAGATTTTCAAGATAAATGCTACGAAATATTCCGTAGATGGTATATCGATTCAAAACTGTATTTTTATGTTTCTATCGATATGGACGATCCGTCTGCTGGCATTAAACAATTAGTTCCTCTTGATTCTACCAAGATTAAAAAGGTAAGAAAAGTAAAGTCAAATCCAACAAAGCAGACTGGAAATTCTTTATCAATCATTCAAGATGTTGAAGAATTCTATGTTTATTCAAATAATGATAAAAATTCAGTAATCGGTACTGGGGCGGCTGGTCTTAGAATATCTCCAGATTCAATTTGTTATGTTCATTCTGGAATGGTTGATATGAATTCCAAGAGGGTCTTAGGATTCCTCCACAAGGCAATCAGACCACTAAACATGCTTAGACAGGTCGAAGATGCAATAGTCGTATATCGTATCTCCCGCGCCCCAGAAAGAAGAATATTCTATGTGGATGTTGGTAATCTGCCAAAGCAAAAAGCAGAACAGTATGTTCGTGAATTAATGAACAAATATAGAAATCGTATGATTTATAACCAGACAACTGGTGAAATTAAAGACGATAGAAATCAAATGGCAATGCTTGAGGATTTCTGGCTACCCAGAAGAGAAGGTGGTAGAGGAACTGAAATTACCACCTTGGATGGGGGACAAAATCTTGGTGAATTGACGGATGTTGAATATTTTAAGAAGAAACTATATTTTGCTTTAAATATTCCACCCTCAAGATTGGCGGGAGAAAATGGCTTTAATATGGGAAGATCAGCCGAAATCACGCGAGATGAGGTCAAATTCTACAAATTTATTGAAAGATTGCGTTATAAGTTCTCCGGTATGTTCTCGCAATTATTAAAAGTTCAGCTAATACTAAAGGGTGTTATAACTGAGGATGATTGGAATTTAATTTATCCTCATATAAATTTCTCATTTAATCGTGATTCTTATTTCAATGACTTAAAGGATGCTGAAATTTTAGCTTCAAGAATGGATTTAGCTGCTCAAATGGAGCCTATGATAGGCAGATATTATTCCAGTAATTATATTCGTAAAAACATTCTAAAACAAACAGAAGAAGAAATGGAACTTATTGACAGAGAAATGGCTGTAGATATTGCCAAACGAAAGCAAGAAGAACTAGAACAAATGCAAATGCAACAGGCTACACAAGCTCAAGAATAAAAAATTCTAAATATAAAGGAAAAAACCATGAAAAGCAAAAAAATAATCCACTCAATATTATCAGAAAACGCAATTGACGCTAAAAAGTTAATTCAGCAAGACTTAACTGTAAAACTTGGCGAAAGACTTGCCGAAGAATATGTCCGTATTGCCAAAAAAACCTTCAATGAAGAATATGAAGAAGATGAAGAAGAAGTTTCATCTGAAAACGAAGAAGGTCTAGAAAGCGAAGATGAAGAAGAAGACGAAGAGCCAATGACTGAATCTTCAAAATCTAAATTAGCAGCAATGTATCCCCCAGAAGATGAGATAACAAGAGGAGATATTATCGCAGCTGCTCAAATGAAGAATGCTCAAATGAAGAAGAAGAAGAAGAAAAAATGAAATTAATAACAGAAACAGTCGAAGAGATAAAATTTCTTACTGAAAAAACCGATAGCGGTGAAAAGCAATATTTCATCGAAGGTATTTTCATGCAAGCTGATCAAAAGAATAAGAATGGAAGAATTTATCCAAGAAATATTCTAATGAATGAAGCTCGTCGTTATGTTACTGAATATGTACATAAAAATCGTGCTTTGGGAGAATTAAATCACCCAACTGGTCCATCAGTAAATTTAGACCGCGTATCTCATAGAGTTACTTGGCTTAATGAAAGCGGAAGTGACATTTATGGAAAAGCAAAAGTCCTTGATACCCCATGCGGACAAATTGTAAAAAATCTAATGAATGAAGGTGTTAAGCTAGGAGTATCGACTCGCGGCATGGGTTCTTTGGAGAAAAAAGGCGCAGTCAACTATGTAAAAGAAGATTTCATGCTTGCTGCTATTGATATCGTTGCAGATCCATCTGCACCAAATGCTTTCGTTGATGGAATTATGGAAGGCAAGGAATGGGTTTGGGATAATGGTATTCTAAAAGAACAAGATATTGCTGGATATCATAGAAGAATTTCAGGTGCTTCAAAGAGAAAACTTCAAGAAGAATCTATAAAAGCATTTGCAGATTTTTTAAGAAAAATAAAATGAAACGCTTAAATGCACAAGAATTAAAGTCATTGAACGAGTGTGTATATCATACTCTAAATCAAGATCAATTAGATGAAAATCTTCTGAGGGCACTTGCTAGCGGTATTGCAAGAAGTGGAAGAGTAGCTCTAAGAACTACAACTGCTGCTGGGCGACAGATAAATAAACAATCATTAGGACGAGCAATTAGCAGGCCTGGTATAGCAGTTCGAAGAGGATTTCGTGATTTAAAAGATAAAATTGTAGATGTTGCTACTGGTGGTACACAGGGGCGTTTAGCTACTAGAAGACAGAATATTTCTGTTGCTGCTCAAAGAAGGGAAGCGGCTAGATTAGGACAAGTAAGTACAGATGTAGGAGATGCATTAGCTGCTGGTAGTAGAGGACCAATGACTACCGCTGATGCTTTAAGAAACGCAGAAGCACAACGGTTATTGAACGCAGGAGATCCAGATGCTGCTCGTAGAGTTATTTTAGGTGGAGGTGCTGGCGGTGCTGGCGGTGCTGGCGGTGCTGCTGGTACTGCGGCCACTAGTGGGCCTGGAGTATTAACTACAGCTGCTGCTGCGGCGGCAGGAACACAGCTACCAAGTATTTTTGGTGGCAAAGGGGTTATTGCTGGTGGATTAGAAGATGTTCGGAACTCTGCAACACAAGGAATGCAAGATGTTTTATTTAGAACAGCTGCACGAAATCTTCGCGGTAGACCTGCTAGCGTACAACGATCATTAGGAATAGATAGATTAATCGGACAATAAATAAAATAATATATAAAACGGAGAATATAATGTTACCACAAAATACACAATCAGATGAACAGGATATCCTTGGAGGTGGAGCTTTTGATACCACAGGTCGAGGATTTGTTTTAAATAAGCCAGTAGGCGAATATTACGCACAAAATGCAGCTTCAATTCAGACCCCAAAAATGGGAGGACCAATGCAGATGCCAGGTTCTCCTATGGGAACTGAAGATGAAATGGACGAAGAACCAATGGATTATGATCAAATGGAAGCAGAATCGGAAGAGGCTCTAAAAGAGCATCTTGCTGCTTTATTTGCCAATTCAAATCTCTCAGAAGACTTTGTTGAAAGAGCAAAGACAATTTTTGTCGCTGCCGTAAATCAAAAGTTAAATGAAAGATCATATAAACTTCAGGAAGCATATCAAAGAAGATATTCAGAAGCACTAGCTTCAACTGTATCTGAATTGTCTGAAAAGCTAGATGATTACTTAACTTATGTCGTTGAAGAATGGGTTACTGAAAATCGTCTACAAGTCGAAAGAGGAGTTAAAGTTGAATTGGCAGAGAATTTTATCTTTGGTTTAAAGAAACTCTTTGAAACTAATTTCATTGATGTTCCTGATGAAAAATATGATGTTCTTGATGAACTTTATACCGAAATCGACAATAAGAATGAAGAACTAAACAAGAGCATAAATGAAAATGTTTCTCTTCGCAAGAAGCTTTTAGATACTGCTGCCATAGCAGTCTTTGCCGAAGAAACTGCTGGTTTAGCTGCAACTCAAGTAGATAAATTAGCTAATCTAGCCGAAGGAGTTGAATTTGATAACGCAGACGAATTCCGCAGAAAACTAAGAGTCATCAAGGAAAGCTTCTTTGCTCGTCCAGTTCAAGTTCAACCACAAGCACTACCAAGAATACAATCAGTAAATCGCGCTATTGACATTCTTGAAACATCAACAGTACCCGAAACACTAACTGAAAGTACTGTTAATGTATACGCAAATGCGATCAGTAGACACCTTAAGCACAGATAAATTATAAATAAAAATACACAGGAGATACAATGTTAGAAGACACAACACCATACGATATTTTAACTGAGAAGTGGGAGCCAGTTTTAAGCCACAGCGCACTCCCTGCAATTGAAGATAGCTACAAAGCTAAAGTCACCGCAGTTCTTCTTGAGAACCAAGAATCTGCAATGCGTCAGCAAAGACTTGTTGAAGACAACACCCTAGGTGGACCAATCAGCAATGTTTTTGGTAATGCTTCATCAACCAACATCGCTGGTTACGACCCAATCCTAATCAGCCTTGTTCGTCGTGCAATGCCAAACCTCATTGCTTATGACATCTGCGGCGTTCAGCCCATGACCGCTCCAACCGGACTCATTTTCGCAATGCGTCCCAAGTACGATCCAACTGGTGGTCCTCGTAAGGATGCCATGTACCAGGAACCATTCGTACCATTCGGCGGTTCAGGTGGTACTAACGGTAGCGGTAATGCGTATACTGATTACTTCGGTGGTTCTGCCGATTATGGTCTAACCCTATTCGGTGGTGGCGTATCTGGTGCAACAAGAACATCAGCTCTATTTTCAGACAACTTAAAGGGTCTACTAGTTGGTGATGCCGAAAACCTCGGTGGATCTGGTGGTAAGCCTTTCCAGGAAATGGCATTCACCATTGACAAGGTTGCTGTTCAGGCTAAGACTCGCGCTCTAAAGGCCGACTACACCACTGAACTCGCTCAGGACCTCAAGGCTGTTCACGGACTTGATGCTGAAACCGAACTCGCCAACATTCTCAGTACTGAAATTCTTGCTGAAATCAACCGCGAAGTCGTTCGTGGCATCTACCATGTTTCAAAGATTGGCGCACAGCAAAGCGACCTATTAGGTAAATCTGGTACTGGTGCTGCTGGTTTCGGTGGCATATATGACCTACTTGTTGACTCAGATGGTCGTTGGTCAGCTGAACGCTTCCGTGGCCTCATGTTCCAGATCGAACGCGAAGCTAACCAGATTGCCAAGGAAACTCGTCGTGGTAAGGGTAACTTCATCATCTGCTCGTCAGATGTTGCTTCAGCCCTCGCAATGGGTGGATTCCTCAACATCAGCCCTGCTCTAAATCAGCAGCTTGAAGTTGATGACACTGGTAACACCTTCGCTGGTGTACTAAACGGCAAGATGCGCGTTTATATCGATCCCTATGTTCAGTCTGGCGTAGACTTCGTTTGCGTAGGATACCGTGGCTCAAGCCCATACGATGCTGGCTTGTTCTACTGCCCCTATGTCCCACTCCAGATGGTTCGTGCAGTCGATCCCGACACCTTCCAGCCCAAGATTGGATTCAAGACCCGCTACGGCATGGTTGCTAATCCATTCGTTCTCAAGGATGGTGTTCCAGACGGCGAAACACTAACCGCCAATCTAAATCAGTACTACAGAATTTTCCGTGTACTAAACCTTCACGGTAACTCAGCCTGATACTGAGTAAAACCTGACACTTCGGAGACAGGAGCCAGAAATGGCTCCTGTTTTCTTTTCTACATACTTTATGGCAAATACACAAATTAATACTCTTGGAATTAATTACTTTCATTTTGAAATGGAAAGAATTCCAACTGTTATTTACAATTGTACAGATGTAAATTTACCTAACTTAAGTATGGCTGCTGTTGATCAGCCAACAACATTA